CAGGAATAGTGCTTCTTCGACCATAATAACTATCTTTAGCTTTTTTGCCTGTTGCGGTCATTACATTGGTTAATGGTTTCCAACCTTTTGTATACCAAAGTGGTTTTCCGTCTTTCAATACACTAATGGTTGTAAATTTGTCAATACCAATGTTACTTCCACGATACCAGTCTGATTGTTTACCTTTCATCGGGACCGTAACATCTTTATCTATATATGCAATTTCAATACCCTTTTTCTTTGGTTTTACATTGGTTTCAATTTCAGCGTCTGTAATTTTATCCCATTGAATTCCAAGCTTTGCTCCGTATGACCAAAATGTAGAGTCTAATCCCCTCCAATCATTTGTCAATGCACGAAGTTTACCTGCTTTAAATGATTCAGTCATTATGATTGAGTTCTCTTTTATAATTTTTTTAATTTTAATCATTATACAAAGTCCCTTCTTCCTTTTGATTCACCTTTACGATAAGATGTATTTTGTTTAAATAATTTAACCACTTTGTCCATATCTTCTGGGTTTTTTGTTTCAATACCCACATACGATGCGTAATTCTTTTCTGGACTTCTTCTACCTTTTGTATTATATTGACCTGTAATTGGATTGTTTGCAGTGATGATAATAATGTCTTTATTTCTCCAAAAGTAGTTTCTTCCATCGGACCAACTTGCACCTGTTGATGAACCTTTTGCTATCATAGGAATACCTAATGCTTTTAAAAACTTTTTAAAACCACCTGGTTTAAAATCAGTTAAGTCGAACCCGTGTTGTGCTCCGTCTTTGAATATTTTTAGTGATTCATTTAAACGAAAGTCTTTCCACATATCGTTCATTTTCATAATTTGTTTTTTTGATAGTGCCATTTTAACTTATCCTAACTTGATTACCAAACTTACTCCACAATTTAGTCATAAATACATATAATTGTTTTTCGTTCATTTTGTTAATTTTTTCTTTATTTTTATCACTTGCTTTATCATTACTTCTTTCATATCTGACATCCACTCTAAACCCGGAACTACTATATTTTTAACTTTGTGTTTCTTTTTCAAAATTTTTAAATCTAATGCGAACTTTTTTAAATGTGGTGGTAATTGACCTGTCTTTTCAAATTCATCTCTCATCTTTTTAACTGCTGATGGATTCATTGATTCCTTTACTGATTCAACTGGATTCAATAAATAATTGGTTGCTTTTTGTAGATAATTCTGTGATAAAGTAATCTTATCTGTCCACCAACTCGGTAATGAATCTTCTTTGTTCATTCCGTTTAATTTGTTTAGTAGTTTATTTGAATCATCAACCATAATCATTACTTTTCTTTTTGCTGATGCGACATCTGTGTGTCCGTCTTCATTAATGTTTTCATTAACATCTTTGACACCAGTTAATTCATAACCCAATACTTCAGCATTCTCTACTCTTTCCTTTTCAAATTTTTTCTTATCTTTTTCATTAAGTTCACCACCAAAACCTTCTTCAAATGATTCTAATTGTGCATTATCCATTTTGTTTCTTAAATCATACAAAACATCAACAAGTCTTTTTCTAAGTTTGTTTTCTTTTTTATCTTTTAAGAAGTAAAATGAATTACTATCATAACTACGAGTATCTATTGCAGGTAATAAACTAAATTCAACTGCACTTTTAAACTTTCCGTTTTGTAGTTTCTTTTTCAGTTCTGTTATGTCTACTCCTTTAAAACTCTCTTCAACGTGTCTTTCTTTTTCATATGCATAGAACGCTGGTGCAAGACCTCGTTTTAACATTGTTTTAACTGCTTTTAATTTATTTATGTTTTGTTTGATTGGGTGTTTTGCTAATGGACCCTTTAAATTATTTGCTTGATTAATAATTAAATTTAATGCTTGGTCAAGATTGTTAAAATATTCTCTTGACGATTTAACTGTAAACTTTTCAGTAATTACTGATTCACTCATATCTTTTAATGCTTGTTTAAATGCTTTCTTATCTCTTTTATAATCTGCCATTACCTGGTCAAACCCTAACATATCAACCATATCCATAAACATTTCTTTTTCTTTTTTACCTAATTTGTTGATAATCTTTTTAGTTTTTGCTGACATTTCGTTTACTGATTCAGGAATTTCAAAACTAATCATATCTTTTTTGAAATTAGCAACATTCTTTTTTCCCCATTGAAGTGCTTTTCCATAATCGTTAAATACTTTCTTATCTGATTTGAATCCCTTTTTCTTATTTCTATAATTAACGATAATTTTTTCTTTTGGGTGAAGCTTAATATATTTTTCGTTTACTGATTCTTTCATTTTTTTCATTTGGTCGTGTGATTTTTCCAACTCCATACCTGGTTTAAAGTTCTTTCCTTTGTTCATCACGACAAACACAACACTTCTTGGATTTACGGATTTTACTTTACCTTGTGCGCCAAAATGTGGACAAGTAGGATTGACATCTTTAACGACATCACCTACACCATAAGTGTATTCAGATAACTCTTGTTTAATCAACTCTTTGAGTTTACCCAATATCTCTTTCTTCATTGGTAGTCCTTTGTGTTTGGTTGATGCGAACTTTTTCACATCTTTTTTTTTCATATCTTTGGCGACATCTTGTGCGTCTTTAGAAAACTTAGACGCTGGTTGTTCACCTTTTTGGATTGACCTTACAATCCCCATAAATTTTTGTTGCTTTTTACTAAGTGCTGGCATTATTCTTTTTCAGCATCATGCTCAAATCTATCAACTAATTTGTAAAACTTTTTAAATTCACTTTCAAGTTTTTTTGCTGTTGACTTATCTCTACCTTTAAAATTAAATTTACCTAATCTTCTGATTCCATACTCGGCTTCATCTAATCCTGCTCTTATTTCCATCATAGCGTTTATGAAGTCTCCTTCATCAACTGCTTCGTTTATACGATTATTGTATCGTGTTGTGATTTTTGATAATTCTTTTAAGTCCATTATGCTTTCCTTGAGTTTGCTAAACCAGTATCTTGATATTTAAGAACATTTGGTCTTTTAGAATTTTCTAATCCACCTGTTCCCTCACCTGCTAATTTATCTATTGTATTTATATTGACTGGTGATTTTTCGTGTCTACCACTTGGACTGGAATTTGGTTTACCTGCTCCTTTGTTTAAACTTGATTTTAAATCTTCTAATGCCATTATTCACCCCTTATAATATGATTAATAATATCTTCTGCTCTACAATACTCTCCACAAGTTCTACCTTGTTGTGAATTGTCTACTGATTCATTCATTGGATGTAGAAATGCTCCGTGTGTTGATGGATTGGAAACAAAATCAAAAGCGATTAACTCAAAGTCATCTCCTACTTTTGAAACGGTATCTCCGTTGGTTTCTTGAACCATTTCGACACTACCCAATCCTCGTGAACTGATACCTAACTTGATACCATTCTTAAATAGTTCTCTTAAAATATTACCACTTGGTGTTGTTAAGATTTCACAAGTTCCAACCAAATTATCTCCTTCAAAGTGCATTTCAGTAACATTGTGAGAAACATTTTGTAAATTAACAACTGAACTATCTGGGTGGTCTAATTCACCAAGTGCTCTTTTTTGTTTTACAAAATTCTCATCATACTTTTTCGATTCACGAACTAATATCTCTCTTGGATATACTCTTCCGTTTTGGTTTTTTGCTTCTGCTCTTTGTAATACACCTTTAACAACTAACTTTCCGTTGTTTTCTTTCATCGCCTCATTTATTTGTTGTGGCGTGATTTCAAATGGTATATAATCTACGATAACTTTTTTCATTATTTTAAATTTCCTACTTTGTTTGCCATCTTGACTAATCTTTCTGAAATCTTAGTTAGGGCTTTATGTGTGTTTTTCCAATAATCTTCTGACTTCATATTTAATTCTGTTTTTAATTTAAGATTCATCTTTACGGTTTTGTCTAATTCGTTTAATGCGTCTCTGATTTCTCTCATTGAACGACCAACTTTTTGTTTTGGTGTCATTGATTCATCATTTCTCCAATCGTGATAACGACCTTCACCTAACATTTCTTTGTTTTTTAAAATTTGTAAAAGTTTTCCTATTTCTTTTTTAGCTGTTAAGATAGTTTCGTAATGTTTATTATACTTTCTATCTCTAAGCTCTTTATCACCCATTTTAGAAACCTTGAAATAATCTTTTTGAAGTTTCTCTAAACTTGTATGAAGATTTGTTAATCCACTAACTTCTTGTTTAGTAACTTCATTTACTGGTTTGTATCCACCGGCACGAGTAATCTTTTTTAATTTTTCTTTATCTTTTTTTCTTTTACTTCTAAAAGCGTATGGTGTAAAGTAATGACCTGGACCACCTGGTGCAACACCTGCTGAATAAGTTGTAGATGCTTCTTCAAGTTCTCGAACAACTTGACTTCTAATATATTCCTTTATCTTAGCTATTATTTTGGCGCGTTTGGACATTTTTGATTTCCTTAATTAATTCATAGTATCTCATCAATGCAACCACGTGTTTGTCTTTCACGATTTTTCCTTTTGTAGCTGAGTCAGTATAATCGATAGCTTCTGATAATTTAATCTTAGTAATACTATCGTTTACCTTTGGAAGTAGTGTCTTTAGAGCTCTTTTGATTTTAACTACTTCTGAATCGATAAACTCTTTTAATGAATTTGTATTAGATACATTGTTGATATATTGTTTCAACAAGTTTTTTTGACTTTCATCGAGAGTTTTATACTTTTTATTAAATTTATCTACTAACAATTGATAACTCAACAATCTTAAATCTTTGTCTTGTTCTGAATATTCACTTAGATTCTGCCTTTTTACTCTTGTTTGTTTAGATTGAGTAATATGTTCAGTTATAGTGATTGATGAATCTGTTTTTTGGACTGGCCCAAAGTCTTCTTTACCTACCTCAGTCTGGAAAACACGATAGATTGATGCCTGAACTTTAAAGTTAGGGATACGAGTATTAAAAAACTCTTTTATATCATAGTTTTCTTTGATTGTTTTGATTAGGTTGTATTTTTCGTTTGCTAATCTACGATTAGACAATTTTCTACGACTTTTGACTACGGCTTCTACTAAAGAAGATGCGTGAGTCAAGTTTTTGTATTTTTTATTCAATAAGATTGAGTATAATTCATATTCTTTACCTAATTCAGTATTTTTATTAAAGAATTCTTTAAATAATTTAACTGACTTAGGACTTGTTGTATCGTTTATCACATCAACTGTTATTTGACGAGATAAAAGTTCATAAAGAATACCTGTATTCTTTATCTTATTATGTTTTACATAAGACATTTGAGCTCCAAAGTATTTATCTGTATTTTATCAATAATAAATATAAAACTTTTAAGAAATCGGTATTATTTATCCCCGTTTTCTTCCTTATATTCATTATATTCTTTATTCATTTCATCTACTTGGGTAGTTTCTTGTATTATGTCTTTTGACTTTTTACCCATAGTTTTTTTCAAGGCATCGTAGTGTGCTAATGCTAATGGTCTACGATTTTTTGTTTGTTTCCCTAATGGGTCTCTACCTCTTGCACCACTATCTTTGAATGGTTTATTCATTTCCTGTGGACGACCACCTTGTTCATCTTCTGGTCTTTCATCTTCTCCGTCATCAAATGGGTCAAAGATAGAACCTGCTATGGTGTCCGGTGGTGTTTGAGCATCGTCTTGTCCGATACCCACGGCTGCCATATCACTTGGTGTTCCGATTGCGTCTCCAGTTTCTTGTGGGTCATTACCTTCCATTTCAATCTGTGAGTGTCTGAATTTCTGTTTTTGGTCATCAATGATTTTTTTCTCAATTTCCACTTTTTCTTTATCAGAAAAGTTAAACACATTATCATAAACCCACTCAGTAGGTAAAATTTTATCTTGTATCATATCACGTGCTAATGTGACTTTCTGTCCTAACAATTCAATCTTCTCTTGTTCATACATTGTTGAAGGACTTGCTAACTCTAATTCAAAGTTTACTAAGTCTTCATCTGTATATCCTTGTGAATATAAGTGAACAACTGCAATCTTTGTTAACTCCGATACTATAATTCTTTGTATTCTTTCAATGGTTCTTGCGAATCTTACATCTTCTGCTGCGAGTGTTGCTTTACCACCGACATTTTCATCAAACCCTAAGAATGCTTTCGGTACTCTTAGTGATGCTAATAATTTGTTTTTCAAATATTCAATGTCTTCTGTTGAATCATAATCAATACCACTTAATTCTGATATCTCTGTTCCGGAATCTCCACCTCTAACCGGTAAAAAGAAATCCTCAGTTAAGTTTTGAATATTATATTTTAAATTATATTCACCTGTATCATTATCAAGAAATGGTGTTTTTTTCATTTTGTTAACTATTCTTTGCATATAGTTATCAACTTCATTTGGTGGTATATTACCAATGTCTATTTTGAATACTCGTTTGGAAGGTGCTCTCATAATTCTGTGAATTAACATAGCGTCTTCCATAAGTGTTAATTGTTTCCAAATCTTTCTCGTAGACTCAACCATAGATTTTCCATAAGGTAAGAAGTTACTATCGTTTGCTAATCTGAAATGTGCGATTTGAAAGTTTTCAAATTCTATTTTTCCTTTACCCGCTGACTTTTGTCCGAAGTAAGGGTGTGCTCCTTCAATACTTTCTAAGTAGAACTTTGTATAATAAGGATTTTCTGGGTCTTCTCCCTCTGCTCTAATGACTTCATAAGGTGAAAGTGGAACTACATTTGTAATACCATACTTATCATTAATGTCTAAATGTAAAAAGAAATCACCATATTTAACCATATTACGAACCCAAGGCCATAGATTGAACTCAATGTTCATAATGTCATAGAATAAATTATGTAATATATCTTTAATATTATCATTGTCTGTTTTAACTTCAATTACTTGACCATACTGACCTTTCATTGTTGATTCATCTGAATATATGTCTAATGCGGATGAAATGATTGGGTCCGAATCCATTGATTCATAATCTTTAAACAATGCTAACCTTGCTGCCATCACTTGATGAACGGTAGAATAACCTGTTCCAACTAAATCTAAGTTAGTATGTAGTTTTGAATATCTATCAACTAAATGTGATTTAACTTGTTTCTGAACTTGGTCTGTATCGGCTATTTTTAATTTTTTACCACCGACATTACGAACGATTACATTTGTTGAAAATAATCTTCGTAGTCTCCCAAATAATGTTGTATCTGCCATTTTTTACCTCACTTTATAAAAGCCACTCTAATGACTCTTTTTCTTTTCCAGTTTCCCAATCCCAACTATCATTTTTCTTTACGTCGTCATTGGTGTATAAACCCTCATTATCCATCATTTTGGATAGGGTTTTCTTTGTTAATTCAACACCTTGTGTTCGTAATCTTAATGCAGTATCACGAACCCAAAGTCCAATAGCAAAAGACATAACAAGGTCATCGTTGTATCCTTGCATAGCTTGTGCTTTATTATTTATATAGACAAAAGTAAGTAGTTCATCAATCAAACGATTTGAACGAACCACCACACTTTCCTCTCTAAAAAATTCTTCTAACTTACTAATAATTAGTGGTCTGGTCTTAGAAGTCGTTGAAAAACCAGCAACCATTTTCTTTTCTTCACTATAATGTTTGTTCGTCACTTGGTGTTGAACATCAACATATTGTAAGTCTTTACTTGTATAAAATAGATTAGGATAATCCCTGTCTATAATTTGTTGGATTGTTGCCCAACCAATATTATTGTTCTCTACTATAAGTAGAGCGTCATTGTATTCTGTGGAAATACTAACTAACATATTTCCGAAATCTTTGGTGTTTATTCTACCTTTATATTCTGCTACCTGAGTTAAACTTTCTAACTCAATAACGTGGAATGCGGAATAGTCTGCACTATCTCCACGACCAACATCAGCACATACAATATAATCTTTATTGTAGTTTGGTTGTTCCCAAACCCACATATTACTATCGATACCTCTTTTTTCCACTGGGTCAATACATAAACTTTTTCTCATTTTTTCCAAAATGATTGGGTCAATCACACCAGTACCGGAAGTCAAGAAGTCACAATCACACTCTTGTGCTGCACTACTTGGACCTAATAAAGTATCTTGTTCGTCTCTCCAACTCTGTTCTCTGTCTGGATGTACCGTCCAATGTAACTTAATTGGATTAAACATACCACGAGCCTCTTCTGCGTCTATCCAAGTTTTGTGGAACCAATTACCAACTCCGTTAGGTGTTGATAACGCAATACAACTACCACCCGTTGTTAGGGTAGATTGTGCTGCTGTCCATATATCATCAATCTTATCAATGAATGCCGCCTCATCTAATATCAATAATGATAGAGCTTCTGAACGAGCGGCTTCTGGACCTGATGATACTGCTTTAATCTGTGAACCATTACGATATCGTAAGTTTAATTTGTTATCTTCAACACAAGGTTGTTTTAACCAACTCGGTAGATTTGCGTGCATAACACGAACCTTAGTCACCAAGTTTTTTGCTACCTCTTGTTTGGTTGCGATTACCAAAACATTTTTATCCTGATGAAAAGTCATCATCCACAATGCATATCCAGCTGTTAATGTACTGATACCCAACTGACGAGCTTTTAAAATAATATTAAATCGATTATCTTTAAACTCGTGAACTGATTTTTCTTGGAAATCATACAATTCAAAAGGTATTTTACCTCGTATTGGATGTTGTATCATACAATACTTTTTCATAAAGTATGAAGGGTCAGTAGCACACTTTACATATTGTTCTTTTATTACTTTTTTTATTTGTTCTGCCATTAGTCTACTATTTGACCCGCTAATTTAACTGATGTAGCAGTCAACACTACTCCATATGTAAAGTATAACCATTTGTTCTCATACCATTTAGGTTGGACAAGTTTTACCTTTTGTTCAAGTAGTTTGTTTGTGTCTTTTAGTAGATTGAGTTGCATTGTTTTATTAACAATCAACATTGAGTCTATCACTGAATTTTCTTCAACAAGTTTTAATTGTGATTCTAAATCTCCTACCAATGAAACATTTAAACTATCTTTTAATTCTAATTCCATAATACGATTAGTAAATCCTAATACTTCTTCTTCTGTAAAAGTATAGGTTTTTACTTCATCTTGTGAATATAAAGACTCGTCCAAAGGTACTGATGAATCACCATCAATGTCTTGTGAGAATAAACTCCCTATTAGTAATATGTATATAATATATCTCATATATATAAATATATACTACTTTGAAAACTTCTTAAGAAATTTTACTGCGTCATCAGCATTATCTGTTTTGACTGCTTCAGATGCCTTTTCAAGTTGTTTTTTAGTCGTAGTAACTTTTCTTTTCAATTTAGCTACTTCTTTCTTATTAACTTTTTTCTTTGATTCAAGTTTTACGACCTCTTTTTCAAGTTCTTTAACTTCTTGGTCTTTTACTTTAATCTGTTTATCTAATTCTTTGACTTCTTGTTTTTTATTTCCACCAAAAAATAGATTTAGTATTGCATTAATGATACCCATTATTTCGCTCCTTGTAGTTCGTTTTCTGCATTTTCTACGAGTTCTTTTTTCTCTCGTATGAAATCTCTTGCTTCTGAAATGGTTTTTTCAAATTCTTGTTCTGCCATTTCCCATTTGTCTTCTTCTAACATTGGTGTATTTACACCGACATTATTAAAGTAAGTTTTTTTACCACCTGTTTTTTCAAAGTCTGTTATACTTTGTTCTAAGTCTTTTAATTGTGATTTTTGATTTTCTAACATTTTCTGTTGTGCCCAATCATCAAACTCACCTTTCATACGAAGTTTGTTTTCCATATCAACTTGACAATCAAAACAATGTCCCATCATTCTCCAAAACTTATCATCAAGTTTTTTCTTCATTGCTTTTTTACAAGTTGGACAAAACCAAGGCATCCTAACTGATTGCATTACTTTACTTAGTTCTGATTCTCTTGTTTTACCACCAAGGTCCTCTGGTTTTCCCTCATATCCTACTTGAACATAATCTTTTTCAGTTTTACCTGTGGTCATTAAATCTTTTAATGCCTTATTTTGTCTTTCCGACTCTTTACTATATCCTGCCATTATAACTCCTTAAAATTTTAAACTACCTAATATCTGATTAATAGGTGCGAATGCCCCTGTAAACTTATAGATTTTACCTTTGTATTTAAATACCAATCCCTCACTCGGAACTATTGCACTTGCCCCACCGATAGCTTCTAATTTTTCTATTTGTAGTTTTAGTTTATTTAATTTTTCTACATTGTCTGGTTTCTGTAAATCTTTTAATGCACTATCCACATCTTTTTTAATTTTTTGAACTGCTACATCTGGTGATACTGCTAAGAAACCTGACATATTCTTTAATATTTCTGCACCGACTTGAAAGAATAATATTTCAAATGGTTTTATATTTTGTTTGAACATTTTATTATGGTCAAGTTTATCAGTCTTTAATACCCAGTCAATAAATTGTGGAGTATCTTTAAAATCTTTTTTAATTTGTCCTATACTATATGACTTGTCAAAAAATGCCCAACGATTAGTTAAATTTACTAATTGACTATCTTTTAATTTAACTTTAAATTGTTTTGCTGCATTGAAAATATATTCTTGCCAAAATGACTGATGATACATACCTAATTTATCAGTATCTTTCAATCCATATTGAGATTGTAATTTATTTAACCTGCTTAAAAAAGAACTTTTCTTTGCTCCATAGTTTTGAACTTTACTCATCTTTAAGAAATTAGGTCTACTAATTTTAAATGTTTTTTGTATATTTTGATTTATTTGTTGTATCATACCTTGTAACATACGAGCCGCTTCTTTTGAGTATCCTTTTGCTCTACCACTTTTATCATATTCAGTAGTTCCGTGAAATACTATTTCTGCTACATCATAGTCTATTATATTACTTGTTTGTGGATATATAACCTCTAAATTCATCCATTTGGTTCCATTACCAAATACTTTTTTCTTTTGTGCTGGTGATAAAGAACCTATTGATTTTTCTAAATCTCTCATAGCACCTACAAATGCCTTTTTAATCTCACCTCTACCGGAAAACATACTTGCTATACCAGCAGTGGTTGGTGCAGTTTTACCACCATTTTTCAGATGACCTTTATTTCGTGCTGCTTTTAACTTTCCGTCTACCCAACTTACCATTAGATTTTGTCCATCAAGTTTTTCAGAAACATTATCTTCACGATTTAACTGCCCACTTAACCCTATAATAATTATGTTCTTCAAGTCTGAAAACGTCAAATTATTATCATCAAATGGATGATTCATATGTCCGTATGCTCCACCCTCTATTAATAATTCAACATCTCTCATAAATCCCTCTTGAACTTTCTTAATATGGTCAATACCTTTTTCAATATCTTTTTTAACCAGTAATGGTGATTCTTTCATTTTAGTAAATGACTCTTCACCAAAGTATTTAATTATTTCAAATCCAAGGTTTGACAAAGTTCTTCTCATTCTTTCTTTGTATCGTGGAAATGGATTATCAACTGAATCAGTATTTTTTCTGTTTTGATTAATTGTTCTTCCGTGTGTTACGGTTTTAGTACGGTCTTTTTCATATTCATCTGCCATAATAGTAAACATCATATCCTCAGAATCTCTTACTGGAAAATCAATTAACTCGTATCCAATAAGTGCTGCGTGTTCTGGTGATACTCTATAATAATCATCTAATGAACCAAAGAAATCATACATACCTTCGTCTGACATAACTGATGCGTTAAAGTGATTACCAAATCCACTTGCTTCTTTCATAAGTGATTTTACATTTGGTTGTTGATAAAATTCAAATAACTTACCAAATCTTGAAGTCATCATTTCATATGTGGACTTATCAAAATATCCAAATGTTTTTTTAAATATTTGTTGTCTTTTTTTGTCATCCATTTTTGGACTACCTAATAGATTACGAATTTCTGTTCCACTTGATATACCACTAACTTTTACCGTTGGTGCTTCATAAATGTATCCGTGTTCTTCATATCCCTTTAAATTCTTTACATTCTTTTTAAAATCCTGATAATAAGTCAATCCACCCGATTTCTTTTTACCACCTTTTAATCTACCGGCGTCTTTTGCTCCAAACACATAAACCACTGCTGTTTCATTTGGATTAAATTTTCTTATTAAGTTATCTGCTACATAAGGAACTTTTTCTCTAACTATATTTTTCTTTGGTATTCCCATTTTAACCATATGTTTAACTTTTTCGTTAAAACTTAGTGGGTGTCTTGGCATTTGTTGTATTGCTGATGTTGTGATGTATGCTTCACCAAACTTACTTTTCAATGATTCGAATACTTTTTTGTGGTGTGGGCCAAATGGTTGAAATCTACCTGGATATATTGCGATTACTTTTTTAATTTTTGATTTTTGTTCGTTTACTTTTTTACTCGTATCGGTTTTCATAAATGGTCCACGAGAAATAGTTCTAAATTTAACTTTTAAATCTTGTCCAAATAATTTTTTTGGATTTAATATTCTTAAAGTAACGAGTTCTGTTTTATTATCTATTTTTTTTGCTTCAAAATCTATTTCTTTATACTTTCTTCCTTTATAA